CGTCGCCGAGGCGTTTGAGGGCGCGCCGAACTTCCCGGTCGCCCTCAACCTCGATGCGGGCAGTCACGACGTGGTGAACACCGGCTCGCCAACGCTGGACAGTTCGAGCGTGTACTCAGTCACGCCACCCACCTCAGCGTCGAGGAGTGGGATGCTGGGAATGTACGCATCGAACGTCGCGGTCGGGTTGCCCGCGGACGCGACCGCAGACTTCGGCGAGACGATGACCTCAACCTTGGTCTTGCGCAGCGCATGGAGGGTGTTCCAGGAGCCTGTGTCCGAACCATCGGTGTAGGACAACTTGAGGTCGATCGAACACTTCCATGACGTCGACCCAGGGCGAGTGCCGCCAGGGTTGCAGAACGTCTCGACGTCCACCTCGGAATCCTCGGGGATCAGTGAGACCTTCTTGGATGCGCACACGTAGTCGACACCATTGATCGAGATCTTCGGGTCAACGATGACAGTCGGGTCAGCCATTGCCATTGCTGGGCTCCTTCTTCTGAGCGACGAAACCGCCGCGGGTCAGCCGCTCGAAGTAGCGGTCGGGGGTGTACTCATCGCCCTTGCGATAGGCGACACAGTTGATTTCGAAGTCGCGGGTCACGACCCACAACTTCGGGCTGGGCTTGGACGGCATGGGGTGCTCCTATGTCGCGTAGGTCGGCGTCAGGGTGACGCGCACAGCAAGGACGTCTGCCCCGTTGAGGTTCGACGTGTAGACCTCGCCCCAGGACGCGACGCTCACGCCGGTACAGGAGCCTTGACACCGAGGATCGGCGCGCAATGCCTCGCCAACGGCCTCGATGCCCTCAGAGAGCCAGTCCAATGAGGCCAGGAAGTCGGTCAGGGGGGCGCTCAGCACCACGTCAAACTGCAGGGCCGCCTGGGTGTAGGTCTGGGCGGTCCCGCCTGTCATGACCACGACGGCCGAATAGGCTCCCGCTGACGGGTCTGGCGTTGGGTGGACCGTCTCGAAGTAACGGCCAGCCTCGACGGCGTTCGCGATGCCTCGCGCCACCTGCCCGAGTCGCACCTTCACGGCTCAGCGCTCACGGCATATCGGTGGATCAGGCGGGCATAGTCGGGGTCGTCACGCGAGACGCGCGCGAACAGTTCGCCGGACGAGATGACCCCGTTGGCCGACTGTCGCCGGGATTCAATCCGAGCGGCGAGGATCAGTACAGCCATGCGCACACCCGAGGGGCAACGCTCGTCCTCGGGGCCTTCCTGGTCGGGCATCTTCGACGGGTCCAGGTCGGCCCACACGGCATCAATCGTGGCTTCCACGATCGGGCCGTACAGGTCTCGGCGAGTAGGGGAGACGCCATTGCTGGTCAGCCCTGTCCACTCGCCCAGGTCTTCACCGGTGGGCCATTTGGCCATCAGGCCCGCCGCTTCCGATTCCGCGCGACAGGCGTCGGCGTGGCCGGCTCAGTGGCCTCGACCGGCGCGCGACCTACGGCATTCTCGGCAAACCACTGCTCAGCCGGAACACAATCCTCGGCATTCACATGGGCCGGCAGGTTGTCGGCGTCGTACTGGATGCCATTGGCGATCACAAGGCGCATTGAGTCTCCTAGGGTTCTGGCCGCGACCCCGCCCACGCCAGGAGGGAGCGGGGCGGGGTCGCGGGGTCAGGGTCAGGTCAGGCCACGACGTCGGTCTTGACCAGCGCGCCGGCGAGCCGAAGGCGGGCCTTGGCCTCAGTCTCCGCAAGGATGGTGAGCTGGTTCTTGACAAACTGGTCGTTCTGCCAGCCCGTCGTGATGCTGATGCCGGAACCCAGGTGCAGCTTGATCTGCTTGAGGTCGCCGACGTAGGCAAACCCGGAAGGCAGTCCAGTCGCCACGACCAGCGGAGTCCGCCAAATGCCCTTCGCCTGCTCCGGAGTCTGACCGGGAGCGTAGGCGGCATTGGCAATCTGCTCGAGATCCAGCGTCTCAGCGTCGATCGCCGAGATAAGGATGCCGAGGGCACCGGTGCCGAGCGTCACAGACGCAATCTGCGCCTTCGTGATCGCCTTACGGATGGTCTTGGTGATGTTCGTGTCGAACGCCTGCGTCTGCATCCCGACGCCAGCACCGACGACCGTGGCGACATCATTGGCCAACTTGGCCCGGACACCATTGGTGAGGTTGACGTCGATCTCGTCACGCACCAGCGACTCGTGGGAGAGCGCCTGGTTGGTGACGGGAACCCAGTGCGCGGTGGTCTCCAGGGTGACGGTGGTCGGAGCCCACGACAGGGCAGATTCCGGCTTGAGCGCACCCTCTGCGACAGTTGCAGCCGCATTGGTGAACGTCGCGACGAACGTCTTGAACGACTGCGGGCTGTTCGGAACGAGGCTGATCGCGTCGAACAGGTCGCTGACGAACGGGTTGGTCGGGACCACTTCGACGGCAGCCGGAGTGAAACCCGGGTCGGTGATGAGGGTGTTGCGCAGGTCGCTCATGACGACACTGCCCATGTTCACCTGCGTGCCGGACGGAATGCCGCCCGGGTACTGGGCGAGCATCGCCTTGTACTCAGCCGAGCCGGTGAAGCGGTCAGCCCAGGAGCCGGACGCCTTGCGCTCTCGAACAGTGACGCCTTCGGCGATCTCTGCAAGGTCGTTGAGGTCGGCCAGCGCGGACAAATCCTGCGTCGCCCGATCGTGCTGGGCCTTGAGGCTGGTCGCCTCGGTCACGAGCGCGTCGAACTCGGCGCGCTCCGTGTCGGTCAGGGGGCGGTCCTCGCCCTTGGCCTTGTTGTGCAACTCGGTCGCGGCCTGCTTCGCAGCCGTGTACCGCTCCAGGATGGTCGGCATTGTGAGCCGTCCTTTCTGTGGTGGGGTTGGTGGCAGCTCAGAGGTCGAGCAGAGCCAGGGATAGCGACGGGTCGAAACGCGCCTGCGTTTCGCCGTCCTCCGCTGCGGCACCCGCTGCGGAAGTGGTAGGGGATGCGTCGATCACGACGTCGGCAAGGCCCGCCTCGACAGTGCCGCTAGCCGTGTACCAGGTCTCCTCGGCCATCAGATCGAGGAGGTCCGCGGCGTCTTGCCCTGAGTGGCGGGCGTAAACCTCGGCGATGACGAGGTTTTGGTGATCGAGAACGTCGGCCATCTTGCGCATCTCGGGGGCATCGCCAATGGCGACCCCCCACGCGTTGTGAATCATCATCTGCGATCCGCCCATCATCTGCCGCTCATCGCCAGCCTGCGCGATCACGGAAGCGATAGAGGCGGCGATGCCGTCGACGCGGGTCACGATGCGCGCCTTGTGCGACCGAAGCGCGTTGTAGATGGCGATGCCGTCGAAGATGTTGCCACCAGGCGAGTTGATGGAGACAGTGATCTCTTCGGCGTCGATCGCGTCGATCTTGGCCGCAATGTCACCCGAGGTGGTCTCGGCCCAGTAGTCGCCGATCACGTCATGGATTCGCAGGGTGGCCTTGTCGCCTTCGGCTCGCACGTCGAGCCAGTCGCTCCACGTGTTCTTTGCGCCGGCGCGCAGCCGGTCATGCAACGCCTGGCGAGATAGTGGGTAATCGGGCATATCAGTTCCCTCCGAGGTTCTGGGAGCCGGAGTCGGTTGGTGATGCTTGCCCGCCCGCAATGACATTGAGGGGGACGATGAGGTCTTCGGTGCCCTCAATAAAGGGCAGGTTGAGGCGCTGGCGGGCTTCGGCGCGGGTCATGAATGGGCCGCCTGTCGCGGTTTGGAAGATCCGCACCTGATCCTCGAAAGCCATCCGCAGTTTGGACGCCACGTTGAACTCGCTGTACACGACATCGGGGTCGGCCAGTTGTGGCACCAGGCGCATGTTGAAGGCGGCGTCCAGCCGCTCGAACCAGGTGCCGAGCGTGTCCGTGTACAGCAGTTCGCGGTATCCCTGCACGCTGTTATAGGACGAGCCCGCATCCTGACCCACCATCTGCGGTGGCACGTGGTATGCGTTGGCCACCTCAGCGATCGAGAACTTGCGCGACTCCAACTGCTCGCCGTTTTCGGGGGTCAGCCCGAGTGCCAGCTCGTGGTACTCCATCCCATCCTCAGCGATGGGCGTCATACCTGCACGGGCACCGCCGCCTGCATAGGAAGCCCACCCGCTGCGGAACCGGTCGCGGGCCTCAATGGTCCACTGCGGCGCTCCCGCTGGGCGGCTAATCCACCCCGGCATGCGACCGCCGTTAGCCATCAGTTGGCGGCGATAGTCCGACGCCTCCTGTGCCTCCGCGATGATGCCCCGCAGTGTCGCGATCGGGGAGGTGTCATCATCGGACGGGTAGCCGTCGATCCAAAGTGCCTTGTCGAGCGGGACGGTGTACTCACTACCGTCCTTGCGGATGCCGACGATCCTCTTGGGGCGCTTCGTCGAGTCGCGATCAAACCGCCACATCGACGGGGGGAGGCGCACGATCTGCGCGTTCCCGGAGCCGTCAATGAACACCTGAGCCGCATAGCGGTCGCGCACACAAACGTCGAGCACGAGAGTGCGGATCAGGTCGTATGAGGTTAGTCGCGGGGCATCCGGGGAGCGCAGGACACGCGAGAGCGCATGGCCTCGGTCGAGTCGCTCCCGGTCGCCGTTGGGCTGGCGAGTGAACGCATGATTGGGCACCTGGGCGATGTTGTCCGCAAGGAAGGTGGTCACCATGCGCAGCGCGGGCTGGGTGCGCCACAACTCGTCAACACTGTCACCGTCGCCGTTGACCTTGTATGCCGCACGGTCGACTGTCACGCCAGTCTCAGTCAGCGAATAGGTGCGGTCGCTGATCGTGACCGGCATCCCGTCCACGTAGTACGTGATGGACCCCACGTCAGATCACCTGCACGAACACGACACGAGTCCGCTCAACCACGACACGCCCATCAATGCGCTGACTGCCGCCGCCCACTCGGACTGTCACATCATCGAGCACCAGCAGGGGGCCACGGCGAGACATGGCGACCCCCTCGAACGACGACCCATCCTCAAGCTGGACGACCACGCGGTGACGCACCAGCGGCCGCCACGTCCACCACGACACGGCCAACCACGCGCCGGCGAGCACTGCGAGAGAGGCCGCAGCCGCAACGACAGGAAGCATCAGGGCATCTCCTCTCACACAAACATCAGGTCATGGTCCTCATACGCGGATCGGGTCGAGACCGCGCCATTGAGGGAGCCCGCCACGGCAGCAGCGAGCGCGAACAAAGGGGAGACATTGGACGAGGAAGACCGGCGCGACCACGGAGACCGATCACCGGAAACCCGAGCAGCCAGACCCTCCACGGCCTTAGTCATCTCAGGCTGACCGCGATGGCGGAACGTGCCATCATCGACAGCCTGCTCAATGACCTGCTGGGCCTCAGCGAACTCGGCAGCCTTGACCTCACGGACATCAACACCGGCATCGAGAAGGCTCTGACGCCACGCCAACGCCGGCGACGCGGGCGGGATGAAGATCGGCACCTTATGCCCATCCGCCAACTGCTTCGCAAGCGCCACGATCGACCCGATCCGGTCAGGCGGCACCCAATAGCGAATAGCACCATGCCGCAGACGGTCGCCCCGCAAGCCATACACAGAGAAGCACGCCGACCGCCGATCTAGCGACGCATCCAGCCCGAGCGAAAGAGTGGCGTCCGTCGCCATCGACTCGCCATCCACCAACTCCAGCCAGCGGCCCCTATCGATCGGGCCGCCCGAGGTGCTATCCCCACCCTGAGGGACACCCAAACGCTCAGCCGCAAAGTCGGCCGGGTCCATCGTCAAGAACTCGGTCTCCCGCACATAGTCCTCGCTGATGAGCAGGCCAAGGCTCGGGTTAGTCCGATACCAAACGTCCACATCGGACGGGTCATCATCAGGCGACGCGGCCCACATGGCGAACAGGGTCCGCGCCGGCCTGGACGACTGAATGCGCCGGATCAGGTCATGCAAGTAGTGGGACCGCTCCAGCGGGGCTGACCCCGTGAAGATCAGTTGCGGCATCGTGTCGACCTTCATCGACTGCGCCGCCATCGCCGGCACCAGGGCAGCCAAGTGGGCCGCCTGCAACTCCTGCGCCTCATCCAGCACCACACGCTGCGGCGACGCGCCGCGCTTCGTGGCCTTAGTGCGAGTGCGGAACTGGAGCAGCAACTTCTCATCGAGGTTGCGGATGCGCTCCTTGCCGTTCGACTTGTACGACTTGAGCGCAGGCAGGTCAATCTCCGGCTCGGAGATCAGCGAGTCAAGTCGCTCCTGATGACCAGCGGCAGTGTCGGCCTCGTGAGCCGTATGCACCACAGTCTTCACGCCAGCGACGATCAGCCAGTACAACTCGATGGCCTCAAGCACCCCGCCCTTGCCGTTCTGGCGCGGGACAATCAGCACAACCTGACGACAGGCCGGCTGTCCCTCTGCGTCAACCGCAAGAATCCAGCGCACCAGCCACCGCTGCCAGTCCAGCAACTCAAGCCCGAGCGCCGACGCCAGGGCTATACAGTCATCGCCGTCCGAGAAGTCAAACTGACCCTCAGGCGTTAGCAGATGCGTCGGACGTTGCTCGCCGACCCTGCTCACGCCTGGCCTTGAGTTCATCGACCGCACCCTTCTTCTCGGCCGGAACGTCAAGGGCAGCGATGTCAGCAAGGGTCGCCCGGTACTGCGCCGCCAGTTGGGCGTGGACGTTCGATGTCGCCGCGTCAAGTTGCTCGGCGAGCGTGTCTCGGAGCGTCTCAAGCGCGACGCGAGTCGAGCCGGACTGTGCGGCGGCCAGGTTGGTCAACGGCTCCACATGGGGCTTCTTGGGCACGTCACGGACCCCCTCCTGGGCGTTCGGGGAGAGATGAGACGAGACCGGGGTCTTCTGGGCGTCTCAGCCTCGTCAGAATCTCGACCCCCTACCCGTCAGGGCCAGTCGTAGCCAGTTGCTCGCCGCCTATTGCCGGTTGTCGCGCCTGCGCTGGTGTTGCATGTGCTCGCTTCGGGTGCGAGCGGGCTGGTGGAGTCACCGTCGATGATGTGGCCGGCTTGCCAGCGCGGTCTGGTGCCGTCACGGTGTGGTGCGTGCTCGCTAAGCGTGAGTCCACATCGCCAGCACTTGGTGTCAGGGTCAGCGTTCGCCTGGTCTCGCACTCGACGACTGTCGACGTGGTAGGTGCCGCGATGGTGAGCCGACTTGCTCTTGCACATCCGTTCCCCCTGAGTCAGGATGGCCACATGGGGATATTCAAGGATGTCAAGGCGTCAACCATTGGGGCCGAAGCGCGGAAGGCTATCGAGGCTGGGCGGCAGGCGTTCACGCCGATGCTGGTCATCCCTGGCTCAAAGCCGTCAATGAGCGGTGCCATCGACGATTGGGCTGTGATGATCGACGCCATCGAGGCCGAGGGGTGGACACTGGACCGCTTCACAGTGTCAGGTGACAAGCCTGTCGCGTACTGCCTATTCCGGCGAGCCGCCAAGCGGGTACCGACCATCTAGTCCAGGGCATGACGAAACTACGGGCGCGTGACAAAGGCACAATAGCACCTCTACCACCGCGCGTCCCATCAGCCCGCCCGACGGCCACGGCGTGTCTCACTGATCCGTCGAGCCGCCAGCACGTCGAGATCTCCCACCCGGTACTGAGCACGCGCCCGCACATCCCAGGCCACAGGGTTGGGGAGTTCGCCGCGAGACGCCCACTTGCGCCAGGTGCCGGCGGGCACATCGGGCCAGACCATGCGCGCCTCATCGAGCGTCACGATGGCGTCGGGCTGCACACCGGGGAGCGCCTGTAGGTGTTGCTTGGACAGCTGCCGGTAGTGCGCGGCTGACCTCCATGTCAGGTGACACCCGAGGCAGGTCACCTCATCACTGAGCCCATCAGGGTTGGGCGTGAGCCGGTGCGCCCAGGTCTGGACCGCCACCCCGCCACAGTGGGCGCAAGGTGCGGGCATCCGCTTGGGCAGCAGTCCAGCCTCGCGCTTGGCGACGTGGAGCGCAGCACGCATTTCGGTGAGCCACTGCTCCCAGTCGCTGTCAGCTCGGTTATGTGCCGCCCACCAAATGTGTCCCCGCAGGTAGTCGGCCGCCCCGATCGTGCGAGCCTTGCCTGACGCCTCGGCCCACATGTCGGCCTTGCCTGACGCCTCGGCCCACATGTCCGCCCATGAGGTCAGGATCTCGCCGAGGTCGCCATAGGTCCAACGCGTCGAGTCAGAGTCGTCGCCGCGTGAGCCGGTGATGATGTCTCGGTCGTAGCGCACGGCTGGGATCAGACTGGCGGGCGTTGGGCAGTAGAGCGCCATTGCGGTCTCGATGTCGTCGATGAGTCCTCGCGTGCGCCCGACGCAGCGCTCACAGATGAGCAGTGAGTTGCCCGTCCAGCGCTGGCACTCGATGCACGCCTCACTGATCTCGGCGCAGTCCTCGCAGGTGTAGCGGCCGTCATCGCTGGGGGTCCAGTAGTGGCGGTGCTCTCGGCTCACTTGGTCTCCTCGGGTCGCTTGGGGCATGTCTTTTCGTGGTCGCGGACAAGGCTCGGGACAACCTCAGTCGCCCCGCACCATCGGCACTGCCAGGCGCTCATCGGTCGCACGTCCCCTCTGGATGCACGAGCCAGCAGGTCGGGCACACGGGCTCGTCGCGCTTGCCTCGCGCAAAGTCGGTCTGCCATCCGGCGTTTACGCAGTCCCGGCAGACCCATGCGCCGTCGTCGCTGGCGAGGGTGATGGTGTCGCCTATCTCGATGCGCTCAGAGCATCCGGGGCAGTGGCCCGGATATCTTGCGGTGATGCTGGTCATGCGGTCCTCTTTTTCAACTTGGCCCGCTCACGTTCGGTTAGCCCGCCGCGTACGCCGAATCGGCTATCTGTCCGTAGCGCCTCATCTAGGCACTCGGCCTTGACTGGGCATGCCCGACAGATTCGTTTGGCTGGCTCGGCGCGGCTCCACGCTTGCGGGTGGAAGATTTCGGGGTTGGCATCCAGGCAGGCGGCCTGGTCCATCCAGTCGTGGCTCATTGTTTGCTCCAATGCGCCCTGGCCTTCTCGGCCGCGCTCGTCGTGATTACTACGCGCCGCCATTTGCCCTTGAAAGGTCCGGCAGGCACCTCGTCGTGCGAGTGATCCCAGTACGGCCACCAACACCGGTCGCACGTCGAAAATGACTGACCGACCCACTGGAATGCGGGGCAGGGCGCGGTTCCCATCCGGTCATAAGCACTCTGAATGCTCATCGCGCCCTCCTGACGCAGCATTGGCGGGCGATGTCCTCGCACCGGCCTAGGTAGTCCTCGGTCGTCTCGTGGCTGTGCGTTTGCCGCCAGTGGCGCATGGTCCCGGCATGGTGGGTGCAGAGCGAGACGCTTGGTGTCATGCGTGCGAGTGCGTCGGTGAGGACGCGGATGCAGGTGCGCGCCTCTTGCTCGGTGACGATCAGCTCAGCCATTGCGTTCCCCATTGAGAGGCTGGAACCAACCCAGCGAAGCCCGGCACGCACCCCATCGCGTCCATGACTGCCTTGGTGAGCCGGTCTCGCAGGTCGTCGTCGGCTCGCTTGCTCATCCGCGACCTCCCCACCACAGCCACGCGACAATCACGAGTAGCGCCCATGTGGCCAACACGGCGAGGACGACGACGGCGGCGAG